GAGATTCAATCTAGTAGTGGTCTTGTTCCAGATCATTTCATGGAAATTGGTCCGATTACTCCTATTGTTCAAATGAAGTCAAGTTCTATTGAGCGCACACCTCTGCACGGCAAATGGTGTGAAGTTACGAAGAAACCAGCACGTTTAAGACCTTATAAAATTGGTGATGAGCTGATAATGCCTTTCTGGAATGCTAGGGAGGGTTATTGTGCGAATATGATGAGTGTTAATCACAAAGCACTCAATGAGATCACTGATGTGTATACCTCATGGATGCATGAAGTTTCATTTAAGCCTGAAGAGCCTGTTGTATTGACATTTGATGAAGCTGTTCTTGGGAAGATTAGTCTTAAAGTTCCAGCATTGGATAGGAAAACATCACCTGGTTATATATTTAACCGTATGAAAGCTGGTCTTAAACAAACAGGAAAGAAACCTTGGTTTGGAGATGGTGTGATGGCAGATGTAACTACACCAGAGGCATGTGAGCTTCGTAAATATGTGGATGAGCGTCGTCTTAAGATGTTGAAGGGTAAGAGATTATACACACTTTATCTTGATTGTCTTAAAGATGAACGCCTTAAGAAGGGTAAGGGTGCCCGTATGTTCTGTGGCTGTGAGATGGATTTCCTTATACTCTGTAAGATGTATTATGGACATTTTGCCACATGGATTGTAGATAATCGTGTGCGTAATAATATAGCCGTAGGTATTAACCCTTATTCAATCGAGTGGACTGGCCTATTTATAAAGCTAGTATCCACTAGTGGTGTGAATTGTATATTTGGTGACGTTCAAAAATACGATAAGCATATGTTGATTCCCTTCATGTATGCCTTCTTCAAGTTTGCAGATGGTTTTTATTATAATGCAACCAATGAAGATAAGGTTATCCGTAAGATGTTGGCAGAGGAATTTATTAATTCCATTCATGTAGCCATGTTAGAGGCTGAAACTTCGCCTAATATGTCACCTGCTACTGTGTATGAGTGGTTGGGAGCTAATACGTCTGGCAACTTTCTAACTGCCATTCTCAACTCTGTGGTAAATGATCTTAAACGTTTGTACTGTGTGTGCAATATCATTCTTGATTATAAGATCTTGGGTTATAATGGCGCGGGTCTTCCTGTGCGTCAATTGTTACATGATATGCCATGTATCTATTATGGTGATGATAGTGGCATGAGTGTTTCAGACGAGTTAGTAGGGCTCGGAATTAACCAAGTTACCATGTCTAAATCCTACAAAGAATGTTTAGGTCTGACATTCACTGATGACGCTAAGACTGGTGTTTTAGTGCCATATAGACCTATTGAGGAGTGTACTTTTATCTCTCGTGGCTTCAGAAGGCAGGATGCTGATATGTCGTTACGAATAGTAGCTCCCTTGAAATTGGATAGTATTGTGCAACCTCCTTTTTGGAGAAAAAGAGGTGTCCCCCTTGATAATGTTAGAGAAGTGGTCCAACACTCTCTACTTGAATTGAGTTTGCACGGAGAAGAAGTTTTTGATGAATGGGCTCCTAAGATGATCAAGAGTCTAGAAGATGAGATGAATCTCCATGTTGATTACCAGTCTTTTGGGGTGTGCTTTGAGCACGCCTGTAGACTGGAATATCCCTATGCGTTCTAACAAGGCGCATTTGTATTGTACATAGTTTGTAAATATTATAATTATCATGTATTGTTGAATGTAAATATGAAAGTTAAGTTTGTATATATAATAACGGGTTATGAGGATTACAGCCTAAGCAGTTCGAATAAAATTTCGAAAGCGTCCTCCCTGGTTGGTGACCAGGATGATAAATCACCAATTCAATTGCAGAGTGGCTCGCGCCCAGTTGAGTTTAATACTAGCGAGAACAATTCTTTAGATGCTACTATAGAGTGTGACCCTTCATCAACTACCTGTTTTGTTGAGAATGATACAGTTGTTAGAAAAGAGTACTCTACATCTAAGATCCCCGACCATATAGAGCTTCGTCTTGAATCCATTAAAGATTTTTTAGCTAAACCCGTATTAATGACTACTGTAGTTTGGAATATCAGTCAAGCCACTAATACAGATATATGGTTAGCCAACATAGCGACTATGATCACTACTCAGCCTATCTGGACTAATAAGATAGCTGGTTTTGAGTTGCTTCGGGCACGGTTTAATTTAAGGATTACCGTTAATGCAAATCCTTTTCAGCAGGGAATTTTTATGGTTAGGTATTTTCCATGTTATTCTTCTTTTGCTGGTGCTGATGGTGGCTTCACTACTGGTGCACGTTCTGATCTCATATCTAAGAGGCAGCAGCCTTGTGTTGAGGTGTCTGCGCGTGATTCTATAGCTACTCTTGCCATACCTTATATCACTCCTTATGATTATTATGATCTAAAGGAAGGTGTTTATGATTGGGGTACTGTGTTTATGACAGTTATAGCTCCTCTGCGCACTGGTGCTGCTGGTAACTCGGAAGTCCAGATAAGTGTATATGCCTACCTTGATGAGGTTGATCTGGCCGCTCCAATACTGCCACAGTCTGGTAAGCGTAAAGTTAGTTTTTCCGCAACTACTAGTAAGGAGGCTAATGCTATGGAGGATAGACCAATTTCTACCTCTCTTTCCCTTGTAAGCAAAGCTGCTAGCTCTCTAGGTTCTATTCCACTACTTAGTCCTGTTATGGGTACTATTAGTTGGGTGGCTCGTACTGCTAGTGGTGTTGCTAGTATCTTTGGATGGAGTAAGGTTGATTCTGAGCAAGCCGTTACTGTTATGGGACATCAGTTGTTGAGGTATTTTGCTACCTCAGATGGTAATGATTTAGCTTTTCCTTTAGCACTTATCCAGGATAACCATGTTGAGATTACAGATACCAAGTCCATAACTAATGAAGATGAGATGTCTATGGCTTTTCTTAAGAGTATTCCTCATCTCCACTCTGTTAATACTTGGACTACATCTCAGACTAGTGGCACTGCTATCTATCAGTGTACCATTTCGCCTTCTACCATAGTTAAGCAACAAGTTGTTACCAGGGGTGCTCATACATTGATTGTTTTTAATGGTGCACCATGGGTTTTGCTCAATGGTCATTTCCAATATTGGCGTGGTAGTATTAATATGCATATTAAGTTTTCTAAGACTTTGTTGCATACTGGTCGTTTTGAGGTTACTTTTACACCGTATTCCTTATCACCTGCCACTCTTCCCAGTATCAATACTTCTGCTTATTCATTGCGTGAAGTTGTTGATCTTAGATATCAGAGCGAAGTCAAGCTTAATTTACCCTATATGCTACCTCAGAGATACATCTCTACTAATTCTGCACCTTTGAGGTGTAGTGGTACTGTACAGATATCAGTTATTAATGAATTGCGTTGTCCTGAAAACGCTTCATCAACGATTGATTATATAGTGTACTATACTGCAGGTGATGACTTTGAATATAGTAATCCTAGTAATTGGCAGCAGCAACAGCCTTTTCAATTACAGAGTGGGCAAGATGAGATTATTGTTGACAGTGGTATTGCAGAGAGTAGACGAGAGAATCTTAGCTTAGAAGCAGCTAAATCATGTATTGGTGAGCAGTTTACTTCGCTTAAACAATTTTTGAATCGTTTCTCTACATGGTACAATAGTGGTACTACTTTACCTTCTGGTAATACTGCTACCACGTTGGCAGTGTTTCCTTTTGCCTTTGCTTCAGTTACAAATCTTTCTGCTACTGGTGTATTGCAGGCTCCACGAACTGGTGGCGATATTAGCAATTGGGTTGCATCTCTCTATGCTTTCTATAGAGGTAGTGCGAGGATTATGCTTAAGCCCGCATATGCTACTGGCAAAGATGGTGTAGTCTTTATGTCTTTGGTAAATCCTACTGGCACAAATGATGTTGTTTTCTCTGGTTACAATGCTCCGGCACCAGGGACTGTCTATCCATGGAGTAATCCAACTGTTGGCGCTCCTGGCGTCATGGTTGGTGGTGGTGGTATTACCATGGCTGAGCCTAGCTCTTCGTACGGTTATTGTCGTGTCCCGTACTATAACAAGTATCCTATTTCACTTGTTATTATGCCGAATAATACTAATTCTTTCAGCACGGAAAGATCGCAGCCCATTACTGCTGCAAATTTTATCGTACCTGATGGTTCTTTGACGAATTATAATTTGTTTAGATCATTTTGTGACGATTTTCAGTTCACGTTCTTTGTGGGCTGTCCTGCGATGTTGGTCGCATACTCCTAGAGTCAGGAGAGTTTCAAGCTTTGTGTAAGCAGAATTTTCTTTCCATCCAACAACTATAGATGGGAAC